AAGATCCAAGTAAACCTATTTGGTTTAATAAAAAAGAAGACAATATCATAGAATTTAAATCTGACTGTCATTTGTTTATAGGAATGCCTGTACATTCAGAGATGTCCATTCATACAGCTCAAAGTTTATTAGAATTACAAAAACTAGCTTTTATGAAAAAACATAAAATTACTTTTCAACTTATGAAATCTAGTTTAGTTACACAAGGTAGAAACTTATGTGTTTCTCAATTCTTACAAAGTGATGATGCAACTCATTTATTATTTATAGATAGTGATATAGGTTTTGAAGCTGAATCTATATATGAGATGGTAACTAAAGATAGAGATGTCATATCAATACCTTATCCACTTAAAACAATTAATTGGGAAAAGATGATAAGAAAATTTAAGGAAACAAACAATGAAGATGTAGAAGTATTTAAACAATTTGGTAATCAGTACCCTATGAAAGTTGAAGATAGTCAAGACATTAAATGTAAGGATAATGTCATTGAGGTAACACATTCCCCAACTGGATGTATGCTAATTAAAAGGCACGTATTTGATAAACTTAAAAAAGCATACCCTGAAAAGATTATAAAACAAGGTACCGTAATTAATGGTAAGATAGAGGAAAAACCTGAGTTTTGGAATTTCTTTGACACGCTCCACGACCCTAAAACTAAGACTTATTTAGGAGAAGATTTTGCCTTCTGTAAGCTATGGAAAGATATAGGGGGTAAATGCCACGCTTTAATCAATCAACAAATAATGCATGTAGGAGAACACGCTTATGTAGGAAAGTTCTTGAACGAGTTGATTGAAGTACCTAGTAATGATAATATTACTAAATAACATAAAAGTAATATTATGGATCCATTTACTTTAGCATTAGCCACATTTGGCGTACAGAAACTACGAGGAAAATCTACTAGAACAGCCTTACAATCAGCTGCATTAGTTGGGGGTGCTTCCTATGGAATAGGACAACTTTCGAGTGCAGGAGCCTTTGGGGCTAACGCACAAGCTGGTCAAGGGTTCTTAGGTAACATAGGACGTGGAGGTGCTTTTTCAAGTTTAGGTTTTGGTAAAGAAGCAGCAGCCCAAGGTCAACAAAATATCTTTAAAAAAATGTTAGGAGAAAAAGCTCAAAAAGATGCAGCAGGAAATATTATTAAAGAAGCTACTGGTTATAGAAGTTTAGGCGGTGGCGAAAAATTATTTTTAGCAGGTGCTGCAATACCTGTAGTTGAAAGTGTATTTGGTGGAGAAGAAGAAGCTCCAAAACCAACTTTCACAGAAGAAGATTATAAAAAAGCATACGCAGAACAATCAGCTAAACTAGAAGGTGCTTTCCAACCTGTAAATTATTCAGGTGGTATTACAGCTTATGCACCACAATCTATATACACTTACAATCAAGGTGGCTTAGCAGAGATTAAAAGATTTAATGAAGGTGGTATAAATTACTTACCATCTAAGATGACTCATAATGAACACGACTATAATAATTATAGAAGAGCATCAGGTTATGTAGAAGATGGATCAGGCAATGGTGATAAAGATGAAGACACTATGCTTGCTCAATTAGCTGATGGAGAATTCGTATCTAGAGCAGACGCAGTATTAGGTGCAGGTATTTTATCCGGTGCATCACCAAGAGATATGAAGGATATGAGAAGCAAAGGTGCTAACTTTTTCTACGATCAACAAAAGAAGTTTAAAAGAATTTTTGATTTAGTAAATGCGAGCAAAGCCGATTGAGATTAAAAAGGAAGTAAATGTCCTAAAGATCGACCCTAAAGAAGTTGATCGTTATTGGTCCCTAGTTGATTTTATGGTTAGAGAAGGGATTAGATATGACGATGATTGGGTAACGGTTGAAGAGTTTAAAGATTTTTGTAAAGATGGTTCTTTACAATTGTTTATGATGTTTGGTTCAGATGACGGACTTAAACATAAAGTATTTGGAGTATTTGTAACAAGGATTATGGTACTACCAAAGTTTAAACAGGTCGAAGTCGTCCTGTTGAAAGGTGAACAAAGAGAACTGTGGCAAGACGAAGCTGCAGCAATGATAGAACACCTTGCTGTGCAAGAAGATTGTAAACGAATTGCTGTCTTTGCGCGAAAAGGTTGGGAAAGATTTTTGAACGGTAAGGGTTGGAAGACAAGAAGATATTTATATACAAAGGAGATTAAATGAGTTTTATATTTGGTGGCGGAGGTGGCGGAGCGCCAGCTCCAACAGAATCGGGATCACAGATGGTGACTCAAAGAGAGGCACCTGAAGTAGAAGCACGTAAGCTATCCCTATATGATCAAGCTGCTAAACTAGCTGCAGCACCTGTATCTTTACCAAGCATACAAGTTGCACCTGCAACAGCATTAGAGCAACAAGCATTTCAACAAGCAGGACAAATTGGTGTTGGTGCACCTACAGTAGCGGGTGGTATTAGTGCTATTCAAGCTTCACAACAAGGGCCACAAATTTCTCAATTTTTTAATCCATATCAACAATATGTAACTCAAGAGATTAATAGACAAGCAGCACTAGGACAACAAAACTTAGCGGCACAAGCTATTGGAGCAGGTGCATTTGGTGGTGGCAGACAAGGCGTTGCTCAAGGAGAATTAGAAAGAGCAAGATTAAGCCAAATAGGTTTAGCACAACAAACAGGATTTAATACAGCACTACAAGCTGCAGCACAACAGCAACAATTAGGATTACAGGCAGGACAATTATTAGGTGCTCTTGGTGGTCAACAACAAGCTATGAGAGTACAAGATCTTAATACTCTAATGGGTATTGGTGGAGTACAAAGACAAATTGGCCAAGCAGGATTAGAAGCTGCAAGACAAAGTCAGTTGCAAGCTCAATACGAACCTTATCAAAGAATAGAATTCTTAAAAGGTATTATGACAAATTTACCAACAACTCAAAGTACGATTACAGCATCCACGGCTCCCGGAACTAATCCGTTAGCTCAAGCTTTGGGAACAGGCTTAGGTGCTTACTCGGCTTATCAAATGACTAGACCGGCAGGTGCTTAGATGGATAAAGTATTAACTAGAAAATTATTTAGACAAAAGTATTTTCAATCACAACTTCCTATAAAGAAATATCAAGAAGGTGGTATAGCTGCTTTATCTCCAAAAGAAAAAGCACTTTATGCAGCAACCTTTGCAGCACCTCTATTACAAGCTAAACAAGCCAAAGGACAAACTAGATTATCTTCTTTGTTAGAAGCTTTTGGTGCAGGCTTAGAAAAACTTCCTGCTACTATGTTAGCTATTGAAAAAGCTAAACCTAAAGGTACAGGAACAGTAATTAGACAAGCAACTGAATTTGAAAAAGTAAATGTACTTGGAAGAAATCCAAAAGAAAGAGTTGTAGTAAAAGTTACTGATGGACAAATAGAAGGTATTGTAGATAAGCCTACAGCTTCTGAAACAGAGAAGACAGCTAAAAGAGAAGCGGCTTTAGAAGGAGCAGCTAGAATTTATTCTCAACTTGGTCCTGATCCAAGTGTATATCCTACAGGCCCTATTAGAGGTAGAATAGGTAAAGTTGCAGCTTACTTTGGAGTTGCGCCTAATATAGCTAGAATAAATACAGAATTAGAAAGTTTTAGAAAAGATGCTATCCAAGCAATGAGGGGCGCACAAGTAGGTCCACTAGAAGAAGCAAGCTTTAATGCAATCCTTCCTTCGTTAACAGATGCACCTACAGTTATTAAAGCTAAAATGGATACAGCAATAGCTAAACTAAAAGCATTAGATGATAGAATAAAACCTGACGGTACAGTAGGCAAAGCGTATACTGCTGAAGATATTGTTAGAGAGTACGGACAAGATTTAAGTAAATTTAATATTTCAATGGATGAAATTAGTTACGACCCAGCATTAAAAACTTTTGATATTCAAGGTGGTGTTTTAACTGAGGTAGGACAATAATGGGACAGATAAATGTAAAAGGATTAGGCGTTGTTAACATTGCTGGTGATACACCAACAGATGAAGAAGCAAAAGCAATTAAAACTAAAGTAGAAGAAAATCAAAAAAATATGTTGACTCAAGGTCCTGCTGAAAAAGCTACGGACGATTTTTTAAATGACTTTAGTTGGGGAAGATTAGTTACTGAAGCAGGTCTTGCAATCGGAGGATCTATCTTAACAGGAGGTTTAGCATTGCCAGGTCTAGCAGCTAGAGCAGGTATGTTAGCTCGACCATTCTTAACACAATTAGCGAAAAGCTCAATTGGTTCAGGAATTGGTGCAGGAACAGGTGCAGCTGTGTCTCAAACATTCGATCCTAAAGATGATGTAGTAAAAGAAGTTGTTAGAGCAGCTACTGAAGGTGCGTTAGCAGAAGCAGTAGGTGGTCCTGTTTTTATAAAAGGTGGTCAAGTTGTATCTAAATTTTTAGGTAAACCAAAAACATATAAAGCTATGTTAGATGGAGCAGAAAGTGCTGAGAAAGCTTTAACAGAAACAGCAGACAAAGTATTAGCTGATCCAAAAGCATACGCTCAAAAAATGGGTTTAACAGATACTCAAAGTAAAAGATTAACTGATTCTGCTACTATGTTTAAAAAATATGGTTTAACGCCTGGTGTTAAAACAACAAATAGAGCTGTAGAAATTATAGAAAACGTTACTTCAAAATCTTTAATTGGTGGTGCTGAAATTGAAACAATTAAACAATCAGCTAAGGATTTAGGTGAGTGGGCAGCTAAAGATATATTAGAAGATTTTAATAAGGTAGCCGATAAAGAAGAATTAGGTTTACTATTCTTTAATACTTTTGAAAAAGGTAATACTGCATTTAGAACTCAATCAGATAAGTTTTATGCAAATGTAGATAAGTTATTAGGTGCTAACAAATTTAAGCCAATTATACCTGTTAGAAAAATTGAGTCTAAATTAAAAGAAGTTATGGATAATATAGAAATACCTAGTGATAGTCCTATATATGGAACGTTTGGTGCTATAAGAAGAACAATGAGAGATAGACAAGGTTTATATACTTTTAAACAATTAAATAGTTTAAGAGGTGAGTTATTAGATAGAATGAGAGCTGTAGGTTACACTCAACCTAAAGCAGTTAGACAAATAGATGAAATAGTTAAATCTATTGATGATGTTTTAAGCCCTGAGTCTATTAGTAAAATACCTGGCTTTGATCCTAAAGCAGTTGTTGCATTAAAAAACGCAAATGAATTTTATAAATCAGGTGCTGATGTATTTGATAGAGGAGTTTTAAAAGGAATACTAAGTAGTAGACAAGCGGATGTTGTTGATAATGTGTTTCAAAAAATTGTTAAGACAGGAGATAAATCTAATTTAGTTGGAAAAGTTTTAACAGAAATAGATACTATGTCTAAACTTGGTAAAAACCAATTTGGTGCTATATCAGTTGCGGAAGCCAATACATTAAAAGGAACTTTAAAAGGACAATTCTTAAGTGATTTATTTGACAAATCAACAACAGGTACACCACAGTTTGGAGCATACATTGATGCTGCAACATTTACAGATAAATTAAAAGCTAAAGCAAGTACATTAAAAAAATTATACACACCTGATGAGTTGTCTAAAATTAAATCATTAGAAAATACATTAGCCTTTGCTCAAGGTGAATTAACAAGATCAGGAGGATTGCCTGGAGGTATTTTCATTCAGTTAAAGCAAGCAGGTGCAGCAGGTAAGATATTATCTTTTAGTACTATTTTAGCTGGAGCAGGTACAGCTGGTGCATTAGCAGGATTTGTTCCTGCGGCGGCTATTTTAGCTACACCATATGCTTTAAATAAAATGTTATTAAGTAAATGGTTTCAAAATAAATTATTTGCAGAGCCTGCTAAGTTAGCAGCTAAAGGTGAATTAACGCCATCTAAAGCAAGTGCAATTTACAGACAAATAGTTGGAAGAATGTTTACTGAAGGATATATTCCTGAAGATGAAAAAGATAGAGTTAATGCAGAATTAGATTTATTAAATCAACCACAACAACAAGCTCAACCACAACAAACTCAACCACAACAACAAAGATCATCATTGCAACTTCCTAGTTTTGCACCATCTAATGTTGGAGCATCACAATTATCTCCGCAAGCTAGAATGGCTTTAGCCGGTGGTAATCTAGATCAAGCTATTGCAGCACAAGGTGCTCAACCTCAGATGCCTCAACAGTTTAATAGAGGGGGTATCGTAAGTGCCAAGAAGTAAAGTTAATAAAGATATCCTAGCACATCAAAGAATCTCGGATCACGAGAAGCTATGCAGAATTATGCAGGAAGAAACAAATAAAAAAATATCAGCTTTACAACATGATATAAGTCGTATTGAAAAAATATTAATATCAAGTACAGCTTTTCTAATTACTTCTATGCTTGGAGTTATAGTTGCAATAGTCCTTAAAATGTCCTAAAAGGATTTGTGAAACTCATCAGAGATAAAACCAAATTTTACATTACTGATCTTAAGAGAGAAAATAAATACGACTATAAGCATTACACACGAAACGACGGCCACGGCCCACGAACCTATAATGTAGGTGAAAAGAAAATTCCTTCCGTTACAACTATCTTATCAGCCACACAATCAAAAGAAAAAAGACAAGCCCTAGATAAGTGGAGAGAACGAGTAGGCTATCAAGAAGCACAAGCCATCACACAGAAAGCTGCACTTAGAGGAACAGAGATGCACTATGTATTAGAACAATATATTAATGGTGTAGGTTATTTAAACTTATCTAAAGAAGGCGCTCAGGCTAGATTGATGGCTCACGAGATTGTAAATAATCTAGGCTCACTTAAAGTAGTATATGGCAATGAAGTAAGTTTAGCTTATGAAGATAAATGGGCAGGCTCAACAGACTTAGTAGGATTGTTTGATGATAAGCCAACTATTATAGATTTTAAACAATCTAATAAATTAAAAAAGGAAGAATGGATTGAAGACTACTATTATCAGATAGCAGCTTATTCACTAGCACATAGAAAAAGTTTTGGTCCTATCTTACAAGGTGTCATTTGTATTTGTACAAAGGAAGTAGAGTACCAACAATTTAAAATGGATACTCAGATGTTAGCTAGATATGAAGATAAGTGGTTTGAAAGAGTTGAACAATACGAGAAGCTTAATCAAAATAACGCTTAATATTATCTCCTAATATTTCTTTACTTAAATCTCTTTTACTATTTAATGAATTAACAACTAACTCATCAATTGTTTTAGGAACTAATAAATCTATATAAGTAACTTTAGCCGTTTGGCCAATCCTATGAGCCCTGTCTTCACTTTGATCACGGTGTTCAAGGTTATAAGAATTACTGAAATATATAACGTTCCTAGAAGCAGTAAGGGTAAGACCATAGCCACCAACACTAGGATTACCAACCAAGAACTTACACTGATCATCAGATTGAAAACGTTCGACAGCTTGTCTCCTATCTTCAACACTAATGGCTCCATAGATTTTAACAACGCTTTCTTTTCCATAGGTCTCCTCTAACATCTTTACGATCTGTTCTATGTTGTAGACATAGTTGGCCCATATTATACTCTTGCCTGAAGTCTCCTCCAATATGTTCTTCAATTCTTCTAGTTTAGGATTTGTTTTGAATGGTATGATCTCTCCTGAATTAGTTTTACTAAAACCACAAGTGACTTGGTGCAGTTTAATAATCTCAGTTAATTTGTTTGTATAAGATACTTCCTCATCTTCAATGATAGCCCTAGCTTCTTTTTTAAGTTTCTCATAAACTTTTTTCTGTTCATCGGTCATTTGTATTTCTCTAGTCAAATGTAATTTAGGTGGTAAGTCTAAACAATCTTGCTTAGTACAACGAAAAGAAAATAATCTTAGTCTCTGTTCTAATTCAGGTATGTTAATAAACTTAACAGGTATTTTAGTAGAGTGTGTACCTAAGTTAATTTCTCTAAGAATAGCGTATCTATTTCTAAATGTATAAAAAGAATTAAATCCCAAACACTCTTTACTTAAAAATTCACATTGGGTATAAAGATCTAATGGATTTTTTGTTACTGGGGAGCCTGTCAGTATACGTCTATACTTGGCCATATAACCCAACTTACACAATTCTCGCGTTCTTTTCGCACCTTTATTTTTTATTGTGGTACTTTCATCTACTATAAGCATAGTATCTCTACCACGTTTAAGTAATTGTTGTTTTAAGAATTTAATACCTTTGTCTCTAGATAAAGCTTCAATGTTCATTAACAGAAAAAAGAAATTGTTATATTTATATTTTTCTAATTTTTTTAAGTTATGTATCTTCCATAAAAAGATATCAGGTTTATTTTTAGAATGTACTTCTATTTCTTTAACCCAATTGGTATAAACAGAGTTAGGTGCAAGTACGATAACATCTGTAATTAATTTTTTTTCAAATAAATAATTTGCATTATCAATGGCAACTTTAGTTTTACCTGTACCCATTTCCATAAAGTAGGCATACACTTTTTGGTTGTATCCTGCTTCAAAAGCTTTTAACTGATGTTTGAATGGGGTAGTTTTAAATACATTTTGCTCCATAAAATATTTATAACTTTTTTCTTTACAATTGCAAATAAATAATTATAAGAACGAATCAAAAGGAGGTTCTATGGATTTAGAACAAGAGTCGACCATTGCGGTCGATACCGGTATGTCAAGTGACATTGCCGATTCTTGCAATAAGTTAATAGATACTCAGAAACAGTTAAAAGCGTTAGACGATCAAATAACAAAGTTACAAGAAGTAGAACGTAACCTTTCTGAGCAGACTATTCCAAACTTAATGCAACAAGCAGGTATTACGATGCTGAAGTTAGCAGATGGTTCATCTGTTGAAATCACAAAGAAGTATGCTGCTAGAATTCCTACATCTAAAGTAGATGAGGCCCACGATTGGCTTCGTGCTAATGGATTTGAAGATCTAATTAAAAATGATCTATCACTTTCATTTGGTATGAAGGAAGATAATCAGGCTAAAGCTTTAGCGCAGGAATTAATTGAAAAAGGTTTTAACGTTAAACAGAAAACCCACGTACATCACAGTACTTTAGCTGGATTTGTTAAAGAACAAATTCAAGAAGGCAAAGAAGTACCGCACGATTTATTTGGTGTTTATGTAGCGGATAGAACTAAAATCACAACCAAGGAATAATATGCAAACCAAAGAAAATGCTCAGGCAAAAGAGCTACAAAAAAAAGATAGCGCAAAAGTACCTAGCACGATTAATTTAGAATCGATGGCAGGTCAAGGTTCGGAGTTTGTCACAGCAAGTGATCAAAAACTTCCGATGTTAAAAATACTATATGCTAACTCACCTGTCTTAGATGACACTGATGGCAAGTATATAGAAGGAGCAAAACCTGGAGACATCTACTCAGAAACATCCGGTACCTTATGGAAAGGAAAAGAAGGTATCCTAGTAGTGCCTTGTCTTTACATAAACACTTTTAATGAGTGGAAAGACAAAGGTGATTCGCCAGGCAGACCTATCAAGATACATACAGATCCTGATATTATGACACAGACCAAAAGAGGAGATGACAATAAAGATCGTCTACCTAATGGTAACTATGTTGAAGATACAGGTAATCACTTTGTATTTATCTTAGATAAAGACTATCAACCCGTAGAACAAGCATTAATCACAATGAAGTCTACACAAAAGAAAAAATCTAAAACTTGGAACACTATGATTAGTACAAGAAGAAGACAAGGAAAGAACGGTATGTTCAATCCTCCTAGATGGTCTACAGTTTATAGATTGTGTACTACTAAAGAATCTAACTCACAGAACTCTTGGTATGGTTGGGTTGTGGAATTTGATAAATTCTTAACTGAAGATAAAGATTTGAATTTATTAAAAACAACACAAGCCTTTTATCAATCAGCTATGAAGAGTGATATCTTTGGTAAAGTAGACTTTGCTGAGGAACAACAACAGGCTAAAAAAGTAGAAGCAACTCCGTTCTAATGATTAAGGATCTCTTAAAATTATTTGAAGGTGATCCTACTCAGTATCTCGTTACCTCTCTCACAGGGGAGGTAACGGAACGGGGAAAGCGTGAAGCAGAATGCATCACGATCCACGAACCTGTTACTGAGGAGATATGGAAGAATCATATTGAAGGAGTCAAACGAATAGGCATTAGACCTGAGAAAGGTGATAAGGCTAAATGGGGTTGTATAGATATAGACCCAAGAAATTATTCAAATTATTCATCTAAGAAATATATAGATTTAATTAAAGAAGCTAATCTACCTTTAGTAGTTACTAAATCAAAATCAGGTGGATTACATTTATTTTTATTTTTAAAAGATTGGGCTTTAGTCACAGACATATTAGAAGTTTTAAACAAATGGAATAATAAATACTTTGATAGTGATGAAGTATTTCCAATGAAGAAGGCTATGAATATGCCATACTTCAAAGCAGATGCAACAACTGAACACGGTTATGATGATGATGGTACACCAATCTTATTAGGTAAGTTTATAGAAATAGCTAAAGCAAAAATAAAAGATATAGAAGATTTAAAAGAATTTAAATTAAAAGAATATGAACCTGAATTTGAATACAGTAAGTTTCCACCTTGTATACAAAATTTAATTAGAGAGAAATGGTCAGGCAATCATAGAAATGATATTTTATTTAACGCAGGTATCTTAGCACTTAAGCAACACGAACATAAATTAAGTAAAGAGGAACTGTTTAATATTTTAAAAGAACGTAACAAACAATTCTTTGCAACTCCTCTACCTGAAAATGAAATACAAACATCATTATTAAAATCATTAACTAGTGCAAAAGAATATTCGTTTAAATGTCCACCTAAGTATGGCGCTCTATCACCTATCTGTAATAAGGAAGTATGTAAGAACAGACCACTAGGTATAGGAGCAGAAGCACCTGATATTGTAAATGATTTTAAAGATATAACTTACAGTAGAGATATTAAATCAATTGAATATAGTTTTAATTTAAATGATGAGTTTATTACAGTTAGACCTGAAGATATGGCAGATGAGAAAGCTTGGAGAAAGAGATTATTAAATTATAAAATCTATTGGAAGACTTTACCTAGACCTAGAAAAGGCCCATCACCATTTGAAATGCTTATGAGTCATATTGTGATGAATGCTGTAGAGGATAATGAATCTAAATGGTTAGATGTATTGAATGAACAGCAGTACGATATTCTTAAAAAATTCTTTGAAGATCATTTAGAGGTAGATGACTTTGCAAAAATTAAAGACGGCTTTGTCATTATGGATTCTAAAACTAAGAACTGTTACTTCAAACAAGTTACGTTAAAGAAATTTCTAACAGGCAAAAAATATTTTAATACATCTAAAGAAGCTATGAAGTTATTAGGATGTAAGAAATTAGAATATCATGAAGGTGAAAAGAATGTATGGTGTGTAGAGATGCCTGAATTTGTGGAATACAAAAAGGTAAAAACAAAACCTAAGCAAGAGGAAAATAAACTATCGGAGCTAGATGATGAATACCACACAGGAAAATTCAGAACTTGATTATCTAAAGTCATTAAAACAAAAGACGATTAAGATATTTGGTCCTCCAGGTACAGGTAAAACATTTACGCTTATTGAAAGAGTTTTAAAAGGACATCTTAAAAAAGGTATACAACCACAACAAATAGCCTTCTTATCTTTTACAAACAAAGCGGTTAACACAGCTAGAGAAAGAGCTCTAGAAGCTTTTCCTCATTTCTCATCAGATGACTTTTATAGATTTAATACTTTACATAAATATTGCAGAAGATTTTTTGATGAAGAAGTATTTGATCCTAAAGATTGTATGATTGATTATGCATTAGAGAATAGTATTGTTAAGAAATCAGATACTAGATTATCTGATGATGACTTCACTTATAAAGATTGGTCCTTACAAGTATATAGTAAAGCAAGGAACTTAAGAGTAAATCCAACTGAAGCATATAAGAGCGAATCATATAAGAAAGATAATATAGATGTGTTCCTTAGAAAAATACAAACCTATGAAAGCTACAAGGCCCACGGTAAACAAAAACCATTTATAGATTTTGATGATATGATTCAAAGAGCTGTAAAAGAAGTTACCTTTCCATCTTTAGAAATATTAATATTAGATGAAGCACAAGATTGTACACCACTACAGTGGGATGTAATTTATAAGATGTCTAAGAATGTAAGAAGAATTTATTTAGCAGGAGATGATGACCAAGGTATTTATAAATGGAATGGTGCAGACTCTAGATATTTTACAGAATACTTTCCCGGTAGAAAAGTTAGACTAAGAAAGACAAGAAGATTTGGAGAAGCTATACACCACTTCTCTCAAATTATAAGAAGAGGTATCGAAGGCAGCATCGAAAAAGAATATCAACCATCTAATCAAAAAGGATATGTTAAAAGCTATCAGCAATTTAGTAAGATACCTTTTAATGAAGAGCAAGGTACTTGGTTCATTTTGGGTCGAATTAACACAACTGTAAATGAATTAAGAATGTTAGCTAAAGATGCAGGTTTATATTTTAAAGATAATCACGGTAATAAATGCTTTGATGATAAGCAATGGAAAGCTATTAAGGCTTGGACAAAATTAAATAATGATAAAAAGTTAAATAAAATAGAAGCACAAAATTTATATAGATACATAAGAGAACTAACAGAAGCTGATTATAGAACAGAAAAGTTTTGGTCTGCTGAACCTGACTTTAAAGAATATGGATTTGAAGAACTTAAACAATGGTGTGGTTTAGATTTAGATGATAAAGCTAAAAAGAAACCTTGGTATTGGATATTAAGAAGAAACTTTAAACCAGGTCAAACAAGAAATTTTATTAGATTACTTAGACGATATGGTCAAAAAGAATTAGATGCTGAACCTAAGATTATTATAGATACTATACACTCTGTTAAAGGAGATGAAGCAGATCACGTAGTTATGTATAGCAAAACAAATTACCCATCTAATTTTAAAACAAAAAATAAAGATGATAAAACAGATGAACGTAAAGTATGGTACACCGGTGCAACAAGAGCAAAAAAGTCTTTACATTTACTTCGAACTGACTATAAGTATAGCTATCCGATTGGTTCGGACTATTTAATTTATGTACAGGAAAAACAAAATGACAAATAAAAATATGTTTGATGAAGTGTTTCCACAAGAAAGACAGGTAGGTGGGAGTCACTATAAATCTTTTCACATTCAGCCGTATGAATTTATTTCTAAAAACAATCTCTCGTTCTTTCAGGGAAATGTTGTGAAGTATGTTTGTAGGTACTTATCAAAAAATAAAATAGAAGATCTACAAAAGATAATTCATTATTGTGAATTAGAAATATTAAAATTAAAAGATGACAACAAGTAAATGTATTAATTGCAATAAAAGAGATATTGCGTTTGATTGTCTTTATTATTGTAAGAAATGTTATTATAAATTATGCAAGATAAAACATGTATTAAATGTACTAAGATAGCAGTTGTTATAGACAAAGGATTTGATTTGTGTGGTGATTGTTATTGTAAAGAATATAAACTAGGAAAATACGAATATAAAAAAGATGAGGATACAGTAAGTGAAACATCTAGATCTGTTTAGTGGCATAGGTGGCTTTGCATTAGGTTTACAAAAAGTAGGATTTGAAACAGTTGCTTTTTGTGATATTGAAAAGTATTGTCAGCATTTATTAAAAGAAAAATGGAATGGAGTAAAAATTTATAATGACGTCAGAGAAATCACAAAAGAAAGATTCGAAGCAGATGGAATTGAATCTCCCGAAATCATCACGGGTGGTTTCCCGTGCCAGCCGTTTAGTGTCGCAGGAAGTAGAAAAGGAACAGATGACAACAGACATCTTTGGCCAGAAATGTTTAGAATCATTAAAGAGTTTAAGCCAAGGTGGGTTATTGGCGAAAATGTGCGAGGCATTGTTAGTATCCAAGACGGCTTGGTATTCGAGACAGTGTGCACTGACTTGGAAAGTGAAGGTTACGAAGTACAAACGTTCAATATTCCAGCTGTCGGCGTCGGCGCACCGCATAAAAGAGAACGAATTTGGATTGTGGCGAACTCCCGATGCAGTGTCAGGAGGGAGCAATCTTCCAGGAATTCAGAAAGCATTAGATCAGGGACATTTAAAGAGACCGAGCGGTCAACAGATACAAGTGAGATTACAAGACCAAGTGAAAGAGCCGAGACTATGGCCGACACCTACAACAATGGATCACGTAAAGAGAAAAGGAATGAGACCATCGAGAGCAGCTACAAACAGAAAAACAGGTTATCTATCAGAGATGGTAACGATGTGGCCAACTCCAACACAGGGAATGTGGAAGCAGGATGTGAACGACAAGGGGGAATATGCCGAGAGGATACAAGCGAAGGGCAATCAAATAATGTTACCGGCAGCAGTGAAGTTATGGCCAACACCAACAGTGAACGACAGCAAGAACAATGCAGGCCCAAGTCAATTCAAGAGGAAGGGAACGAACTTGAATGTAGCAGTAGCCAAAGCGGGGGAAACTTCTGGGACATTGAACCCGACGTGGGTAGAGTGGTTAATGGGTTACCCGGCAGAGTACACAGACTTAAAGGATTGGGAAACGCTATCGTCCCGCAAATCGCGGAAGAAATAGGAAGAGCAATAATGAAAGCTGAACAATGAACAACGAATTTTATTTTCATAGAAGAATAAAATTTACTGCTCTTAGACAAAGTAAGAAAGCAGTACTAGCTGAGATTTATGAGATTAGTGGTACATCTTTTTGGTCGTTAGAACATAAGTATAAAGATATTTTAAAACCTATGCAAATTTGGTTACCTAAAAGTTGGTTTAAAGTAGATCTTCATAATCAATTTTGGATTTGGGAAAAAGGTGTAATAAATGCCTTAAATAAATTAATTGAAAAAAGAATAGGCACAATACACTAATGAGTTTACAATTATCAATGACATTTAAAAAACATATATGGTCAACGCCGTCTGAGTTTAAAGATTTAAGTGATGCTAAAGAAATAGCTATCGACTTAGAAACAAGAGACGATGGAATTAATGAAGGACTAGGTGCAGGTTGGGCCATAGGTAAAGGAGAGATAGTAGGCTTTGCTGTAGCTGTAGAAGGTTGGCAAGGATACTTTCCATTTGCACACTATGGTGGTGGCAATATGATACCTGAACAAGTTAAAAATTATATGAAGTCTGTATGTGCTTTACCTTGTCCTAAAATATTTCATAACGCACAGTATGATGTGGGTTGGTTAGAAGCATCAGGTATAAAAGTAAATGGTCAGATCATAGATACGATGATAGCAGCCGCACTAATAGATGAGAATAGATTTTCTTATTCATTAAACTCTTTATCGATTGATTATTTAAATGAAATAAAAGCAGAAGCAGATTTAAAAGAAGCTGCAGCAGCTCACGGTGTAGATGCTAAAGCAGAGATGTGGAAGTTACCTGCAGAGCATGTTGGATTTTACGCTGAACAAGATGCACGGCTCACGCTCCTATTATGGCAAAGGTTTAAACAAGAAATATTGTCACAAAGTTTAAGTACAGTTTGGGAATTAGAATCTGAACTATTACCTTTGTTAATTAAGATGAGAAGAAAAGGTGTACGAGTAGAGGTAGAACGTGCTGAAGACCTACGTAAAACAATGCAACTCCAAGAAAAAGAAGTATTAAAACAAATAAAGAACGTTGCAGGAGTTGACGTAGAAATATGGACTGCACGACAAATTGCGAAAGCGTTTGATAAACTTGGTGTAGTTTATCCAAGAACTGCAAAAACAGACGAACCATCATTCACTCATAATTGGTTGGTTAATTGTAATCATAAGATAGCTAAACTTATACTAGAGGCAAGAGAGTTAAACAAGTTTCATAATACATTCTTAACATCAATAATGAAGTATCAAGTAAATGGTAGGATACATGCAGAAATACAACAGCTTAGATCTGATAATGGTGGAACTGTATCAGGTAGATTAAGTATGTCTAATCCAAACCTACAACAAATACCTGCAAGGAATAAGGATTTTGGTCCTAAGATAAGATCATTATTTATACCTGATGAAGGTTGCAAGTGGGGAAGTTTTGACTACTCACAACAAGAACCACGAATGACGGTGCACTATGCAGCTTCAATTGGAGAAGGTTATGAAGGTTCAAATGAATTAATAGATGCGTATAAAAATGCATCTGCAGACTTTCACCAAACAGTAGCTGAGTTAGTAGGTATTGAAAGAGGCCAAGCTAAAACAATTGGTTTAGGTTTGATGTATGGTATGGGTAAAAATAAATTAGCAAACAGTTTAGGTTTATCTAGAGAAGAAGCTGAATCGCTTATTGCAAAATATAATCGTAAGGTACCTTTTGTTAAAAAACTTTCTGATAAATGTATGTCTACAGCACAAGAGAAAGGTGTAATAAGAACTAAGAAAGGTAGAAAATGTAGATTTGATATGTGGGAAACAAGAGATTTTGGTTTACATATAGCAGAGAAACACGAAAATGCTGTGGCTAAATATGGTAAAGACAATATTAAAAGAGCTTACACTTACAAAGCATTGAACAGATTAATTCAAGGATCATCAGCAGATCAAACCAAACAAGCTATGTTAGATTGTTTTAAAAAAGGTTTTATGCCGGTATTACAAATACATGATGAGTTATGTTTCAATGTAGAGAATGAAGAGCAAGCAAAAGAAATAAAAAATATAATGGAGAACACAATAGAGTTTAAAGTACCTTTTGTTGTTGAGTATGGTTTAGGAAAGTCTTGGGGTGATGCTAAATAATAAAATTAAAAATAGATTAAGTACTGAACACATTGCTTATTGTGCAGGTTTATTTGATGGAGAAGGTTGTGTGCAATATAAACTTTATCCAAGAAAATATAAAAGCGGTAATATGGGAAAAGTATGGGCCCTTACTATGGAAATTAATATGACCGAGATAGAACCCTTACATTATTTTTTAAATGTAGTTAAACACGGAACTGTTACTTATAAAAAAAATTATGGCTTAGGTAAAAAAGATCAATGGCGTTGGAGAGTATCTCACCGTAAAGCATTTGCCGTTGCTCAAATGATTTATCCTTATTCGATTGTTAAAAGACCAAAACTTTTAATGATAATTAATCACTATGCTTTAGATAGGCCGACAAGTATCCTAGAAGAAAAAGCGAAATTTTCTAAATTTTGAAAGTTAAACTAAGCTGTTGCTTGTAAACTTTCTTCTATATCTTGATATTTAATCTGATTTCTTACAGACTTAATATCATTCTCTGTTTTCAACATATCAACAGTACATAGACCATTAGTCATTAAATCTGCCGACCATTTATGTTCCAGATGTTGAAGTTTTTTCAACAGAGAGAGTTTCACTGGACTCATTTATTTCCTCATATGTTATAAAGGTTATTTTTTTATTGTAAAAATCTTCATTAATAATTTCTACAGAACCTTCATTAACTTTTTTAGAAAACTTATTTAAGGCTTCGTCGCTAGAGTCTGCCTTAATTGTATCCACTAGATATTTTCCCAAAGCTCTAGCTTGGATACGATAAGTCTTCATAAGATAGGATAAGACAATTTGTCATATATGTCAAGACTAGTGTACTTTAACTTAAAATCAAGTTAATTTATGGGGTATGGGGTATGATGGCCTGTTAGTATCTACTGTCAATTCTGAGGCCTCCCAGGGGCCTTTAAAAGGGTGTATTTAAGGCATATTATGGTATGATAGTGTATGTTTGAACTTGCAGCAAGTTATAAAGGTTTAGTAATAGCTTTAATACTAGTTAATGGAGATTTACTAAAAGTAGAATTGTTTGATGATACTTGTGCTGAGTTTTGGGATAAGCACGTAATTACTCACGAAAGAAAAATTGTTTTACCAAAACAAAACCATTACTTTCATACTTTTAAAGGTGAGGTTGTTGTTGGTTACCATTGTAGTGATAAAGAGCCTAAATAGATTCTTGCTCTTTACAAGAAAAATTAACTAAAAGCTTATGTTTATTTACTTCTTCAACACCTATTTCTCTTATAACACCCATAGCATTAAGAAAACCTGCGGTTGCACAATCATAATGATCGTTATATCTACCTATTTCTAGAGATTGTGA